TTATACGGAATGAAGCCCGCAAAAGCGGGTAAGTTCCACGACTACTTCACGTCCTGTCTGCCAAGTCCGTTGAAATCTGACCCTGTGGAAATCAACCTGACGGGCAATGCACCAGTAGGACTGTACAAAAACCAAGATCTCACAGAATTCGGGACAGTAGCAGGAAAAAATCAAATCTTCCTTAACCAAACGTTAACAGGAAGCGCTTTAGCGCCAAACATCGGCAACAGCAATGTAGAAGGAGCAAGAACTTCACTTGTTACAGGCAGCGCAAGCTCAACAGAACAAGTACTTGATGTTGCATATCTAGGCGCAAACCTTAGCAACGTAAGCGCAATCAGCATACAAGACTTGCGCATGGCAATTGCCTTGCAGCACATCTTTGAAGCAGACGCCAGAAACGGCACGAGATACCGTGAATTCCTGTCTGGTACATGGGGCGTAACAAGCCCGGACAGCCGGCTACAGATTCCTGAATACATCGGCGGTCAGCGCATCGCCATCAATGTCAATCAGGTTGTGCAGACGAGCCAGACAGACACGACAACCGGACAGGCGCTGGGCAATACGGCTGCATACAGTCTGACCACATGTAGCAAGCAGATGGTGGACTATGCGGCGACCGAATACGGCTATATCATTGGTCTGGCAGTGGTACGAGTAGAGCACAGCTACCAGCAAGGACTTGCGACCAAGTGGACGCGTGGCGGGCGGTTCACATACTACGATCCGCGATTGGCAGCACTGGGCGAACAGCCAGTGTATAACCGTGAAATCTATGCACAAGGCACTCATGAAGACGAAGAAATCTTCGGCTACCAGGAGGCTTGGGCGGATTACCGCTACAAGCCATCTTACGTAACCGGAGAAATGCGATCGAACTATCAGGCAAGTTTGGACGCATGGCACTATGCAGACGATTATGAAGCACTTCCGCGCCTCTCGGCGGAGTGGATTCAAGAGGGAACACAGAACATTGACCGAACGATTGCAGTGACAAGCAACGTATCGCACCAGTTCTTGTGCGACTTCTATTTCACAGAAAACTGGTTCAGGGAGATGCCTATTTACAGCATTCCCGGAATTGAAAGAATTTAAAAAAGGAGGAAGCCCCGCAAAAGCGGGGCTATTTTTGAATGGAAACATTGTTAAGCTTCATGCCGTACCTCATGCAAGGATTAAGCATGCTAACAGGCATCATAACAAGCAGTAACCAGAGCAGCGCCAAAAACAGCCAAGGGACAGGCAGCGAGAGCAGCACAGGCAACGAAACCACAACCGGCAGTATAACAGCACCGCAGCAGATAGGCGCAACACAAATCAGCACACCTACAGGTATTGCCACATTCGGCAATCAGAGCAGCGTAAACACAGCAAACGCACTGCAAATGATGAGCGGACTGCTGAGCAACCTCGCGAACGCTGGAAGCCAAGCAAGCGCCAAGAAGTACAACAGCGCAGAAGCAGCAGCGGAACGAGCATTTCAAAAGGAGATGCGCGGGACAGCCTATCAGGACACCGTAAAGGACATGATCGCAGCGGGCATCAATCCTATTCTGGCAGCGACCAACGGCGCAACAAGCGCACCAGCAGGAGCATCAGCAAGCATTGGAAGCCAGCATTATAACCAGCAAAGCGCACAGGCCGCAAGCGTATCAGCAATGTATGAATACGGCAACAACACAGCAGAGCTAGCAGACAAATACTTACAGCTAGCAAAACAGGCCACCAGCGCAAAACAGATCAAAGCGGCAAAAAGCTGGGAACAATCGGCAAGCGAACTAGCAAGCTCAAGTGCAAAACAGGCACAACAGTACAGCTATGCGGCAAACAAGTTAGGCGCAGGCCTTGCAGGAGCTGGTAAGGCGGCCAAAGACGCGGCAAAAAAAGCTGGTGAAGCAGCCAAAGACACAGCGGGAAAATACAAAAAATACAACCAAAGAGTACCGATCATGCCAAACATGGACACATTCAACGCATACAGAGGAAACTAAGAAAGGAAGGGGGGATGGTAAAACATCCCCCTTTTAAACAACAATAATCCAAAAAATAGAGAATGTGGAAAACTTGAGTTTTCAACACTTTCAACAGGTTTTCAACAACAAGTTGCACAAAGAAATTCGTCAAAATGACGAACATTCAACAATTCAACAAGTTTTCAACAAAGTTTTCAACAGGGAAAAAGGCAATAAATAAACGTATTAACGTTAAAAAAACGAGTTTTCAACACTTTCAACACTACTACTACTACGACTACAACAAGTTAATATATAAAGAAAGCGAGGTGTCAACCGGCACAAGATAGACAAGGAAGCTTGTGCCGGTAACAAAAATGCCATGTACAAAACCATTAGTATTTCAAATGGATACGAAAAAACCACAACTGTGGGGAAGTCTGGAAAGCCTATCAAAACAAGGACTACAAGCGGACATCATGGACGGAATCAAAAAAGGAAAATTCGCATTGTTACCATGCGGTAAGTGCGAATATTGCCGCAAACAGATGGCTGACCAATGGGCAACCAGAATAGAACTAGAAGCCAAAGAATGGGACGATGTAATTTTTCTAACACTGACGTATGACGATGAACACATACCTTACGGCGAGATCATCAAAGGCTACAAAAGCATTCAAAGTCAGACAGTAAGCAAACGAGACGTGCAGCTATTTCTAAAACGGCTAAGGAAAGCGTACAAAAAGCCAATAAAATACTTCCTAGCAGCCGAATACGGCGACAGAACAAAAAGACCACACTACCATGCGATAATATTTGGGCTAAAGCCACCGGATGCACAATGGTACAAAAACCAAAAAGGCAACAGCTATTTTAAAAGCGAGTGGTTACAAAAAATATGGGGCAAAGGCATGATAGACTTTTCACCAGCACAGCCGGGCAGCTACGCATATGTAGCACAGTACGTCAACAAAAAAGCCATAGGTGCAGAGCAAGAGGCAAAATACTGGATGCAAGGCAGAGAACCAGAGTTTAGAATCATGTCGAAAGGAATCGGCGAAAAGTATCTAAACGAACACAAAGATGAAATCTTGAAAACAGATAGCATCATATGCGCAGGAGGACGCGAGAAAAGGCCACCACGCTATTTTGATAAGATTCTAGATAAAAATACCAGCCAAGACACAGAAAGCTATTTTAGGGCACATTCTGACGAGCTGAGAGAGGTTAGAGCCAAACGGAGACGCAACGCAATACAAAGTTTAGTCAATCTCGAACAGAACACAAGCGTGGATTATGAAACCTATCTCAACATTCAGAAAGAAAAAGACAAGCTAAAGCAAAAATGGCGTGAACCGAAAGTATGACGCGCACAGCGCTAAAAAGGAATGGATTTAGCCGAGCTCCGCATGCGCTCCGCACGGCAAGGCGCTAAAGCGCTTTCAAAACAAAGGAGCAAAACCAGGTTACAAATATATTACAAAACACCAAAATCATTTAAAGCCCTATTGACATATGATATAATAGAATCAGAAAGAAAGGAGAAATTAAAATGAAACACCAATACGAACTCAGAGATTTAAACAGCAATGGAATCACAACAACAGTACTCAGAATGACAGAAGAGCCAAGGGACGCGAAAAAACGTGCAGAAGCATACGCAAAAGAAAACCCGGGATTGTATTCACTGAAAAGAATCGAAACGGTTGAAATATACTTCACGGAGGTTGACGAAGATGATTAAAAGCTATATACTGAACACAGACGGAAATGTACAGCTTGCTAGACACTTCAAAGTAAAAGAATTTGCGTGTAAAGACGGCAGTCCGGTAGTATTCATAGACGACTACTTATACAACGTTCTGGACATCCTCCGACATAAACTGGGAAAACCAGTAATAATCACCAGCGGATACAGAACACCAGAGTGGAACGCAAAATGTGGTGGAGCAAAATACTCATATCACATGCGCGGCATGGCCGCAGACTTCCGGGTGGATGGAATGAATCCAAAAGAAGTTGCCAACAAACTGAATGAATTAATCCCGAATGAATGCGGCATTATCGTGTACAAAAGTTGGGTGCACTTTGATGTGAGAACCGGAAAAAAATACAGAAAGGGGGTGTGACAATGAAACGTATCAGGATCAAGCGATAATCAAATGACACCATAACCTGGAAAGAAGGATAAGCAATGAAATCATGGAATGCACGAGACCAGACCAAAAAAGCAAATTGAGGACGAAACAGAAAAAACAAAAAAGGAGTGAACAAATGGCACACAGAAGCGGAGCAGGTCGAGGCGATCAGAAACGTTTTACCCAGACTGCAAAGCGGGTAAAAAACATCAACGTTCGCCCGAAAGTATCAAGAGGCGGAATCAGATTGTAAACAATACAAACAAAGAAAGGGGGCATAAAATGGCATTAATCAAGGTCAAGGACGTTAAGGAAGCAATTGCACTGATGATGAACATCCTTGAAAAGCTCGATGAAATCTACCACGCACTGAAAGACGCGAATAAAGACAAAGAGTAAAGGAGAAAAAACATGAAACTGAAATTCTATTCATTCCACGATGCACTCACCAATGGCTACTCACAGCCGTTCCTACAGAACAACAGGGCACAGGCAGTGCGAACGGCACGCTGGAAAGCAAACGAAAGCAAGCCGAGTGAAATCGAAGATATTTCACTCGTAGAACTAGGCGAATTCGACACCGAAACGGGCTACATGAGCGAAGCAATGCCTGAACACATCGCACGGCTCATCGACCTGAAGGAGACGGCCAATGTTAAATCCTGATGTAATGGTGCGGTACTACGGCGCACCGACCGAGAGAGTGGCAAACAATCCGGGCAGCAAGACCGCACCAACGTGGAAAGCAATCAAGCGACCGAACGGCACTACCGACTATGTCCAGCAGCCGGATGAGGACACATACGAAAAAATCCAGCGAGCCGGCGAGGGCTACGACCTCGCAAGCGCAATCGCACGACTGGAAGCGGGGGATACCAGCATCAAGGCAAAGAGCATGGTATACACCGAAGGGACTGACCTCGAAAATCTGCCGAAGGATATCATGAAGATGCACGAAAAGGCGGAAGCAGCAGCCAAAACGCTGGAACAGCTGAAAAAGGTACAGCAGACCGAACAGCCGAAGCCGAAAGAGGAAGAAAAGAAGGAAGAGGTGAAGGAAAACGAACCGAAACAGTGAAAACCATTTCGCACAAGTGCCGCGAATGGAACGACCACGCAGCAAATTTGACCGAAGTCACCAGCTGTTGACGACCATCAACGAAGGTGAACTTGTACCCATCTACTGTGATGAAGTGCTACCGGGCGATACCGCAAAAGTGCAACTGAATGGGCTCATTCGCATGAGCACACCCATCTATCCTATCATGGATAACTGCTACATGGACACCTATTTCTTCTTCGTTCCCTGTCGTCTGCTGTGGGAACACTGGGAAAACATGTTCGGAGAAAACGACACAAACTACTGGGCAGAAAAGACCGAATACAGCACACCTAAATGCAGTTTCGGAACAGAAAAAGGCATCCAAAGCGGAAGCATTGGAGACTACTTCGGACTGCCTACAAAAGTAAACAAAAAAATCAAAGTCAACGCACTACCAGCACGCGCATATGCCATGATCTACAATGAATGGTTCAGAGACGAAAATACGGAAGCACCGTTAATGCTGGGATACAAAAAAACCGATGATGGCGGAGAGGCTGCTGACGGAGAAGTTGACATAGCAAACTATGCAAACGAACCGAACCTAACAACCAACACAAACGAAGGAACGTTATACGGAATGAAGCCCGCAAAAGCGGGTAAGTTCCACGACTACTTCACGTCCT